AATCATCACATCACAACTGGAGTCACCACACCAACAGTTAGAACAGTAACAACGACACCAGTTTATACAAAGGTTTATACGAATGGTGCTGCTACTGAAGTAACAAATGACCCTTCAGTTATTACATATGATACCAGCACATCATACGCAGAGTATTATGCATCCCAAGATTACTTCGGTCGCATTGACCAACTAGAAGTTCTTGATAAAGTAAGTGATGGGGTCAATGGTCTTCTCAATCATGAACCATCTAGAACCAAGCAGAAGTTTAGAGTATTTGATAATAATAGATTTGTACAATCCTACAATGGTGATGGATACAAAGCAGACTCTAAAATCTTCGGTGGTGGATTTGAATTAGACCTATCAAAAGGATGGACTGTTGGTGCTCAGTATAATCAAGTCAACACAAACCTCGATGGTGTTGATTCAAGGTCACATCAGAACAAACAACACATTGGTATCTTCAGTGCTCTTCATGGCAACACTGTTTCCTTAAATACCAATGCTGCTATTGCATTCAACAAGTACAACTACAACAGAACAGTTGAAGGTGTATTCAATAATGCAGGTGAAACACAGGGTCAAGAATGGTGGGTAACTAATAGACTATATGTTCATGTAGCAAAGTGGTTAAAACCATTCTTAGGATATACAGTTAAGAATGTTCAGAGAGATGGTTACATTGAAAGTGGTTCTATTCAATCCGCAAGAACAGTTGAAGCACTAAATCAAACAACTCACGTTGGTGAAGCTGGTCTTAAGATTGAAAAGAGACTTGGTAAGTTCGGTGTCAGTGTAGACGGTGCATATGGAACTGATAATTCCTATGGTGTAACTGCTGCAATTGACTATAATGAATTTTTATTCGTGGAAGGAAGTCATGGAGTATCTGATGGTGTGACAACTAATTCAATTGCAGGTAAGGTTAAGTTCAGGTTCTGATGAATGGCATCATTCCCTTTACGATGATAAATCCGTTAAATGGGAGGAGAATGTTTGTGAAGTTATTTAATCCTGATAATTTTCCTCCTATTGACACAAAATATTGGTTCTAATTACTAAATAATAAAGAAACTTCACTCACGGACAATGAGCGATAATACTCAAAAAAGAGAAAAATGTATGAGCACTATCATTAGGATTTCAGTTTTGAGTTGGAGTGCTGCATTACTTACCGCTAGTTATGCTGGTCTTCTTGCAAAGATGGACCCCACATTTATTGCAACAGTATTCACCGCTGCTGCAGCAACTTTTGGAGTTGATACTCTAAAGAAAGGTGATAAGGATGAAGATGAAAAAAAAGAACTCCCAAGAACTGAATTTGTTGTAGAACCTACACCAGAACCACCTGCTCCAGTGGCAGAAGCATCATCTCTTGAAGAAAGAGTTGAAGCATTAGAAGAAGGATTTGTAACACCCCGCACATCAGTATAATGGCAAAATCAGCAAACAAAGGTAAGAAAGGTTCTAATGGTTCTAAGCAGAATCAGGGGAATGCTACAGCAAAGAAAGCAAAGAATGGTGGAAAGAAAAAATGAGGTATTATGCCAAGAGAGTGGGACACTCCTAAGCGTGAGTGTTGGAATAAACCGATACATCAAATTCTCAAAGCAATAGATAATCATACCCGTCTTCATTTGGAGACGGGTGATTTTTGGCATGAGGAGCAGGCACAAATATTACGAAAATATGTTAAAGAATTAAAGGTTTTTATACATAAAGAAGAAGGATGGTTGGATGAATGAAAAAATTACTCACCACAATTGGACTTTCATTAAGTCTAACTTTACCAACATTTGCAGTTACTCCTGGTAAAGATACACAAGAACTTCCAGATTATAGTAATGCTGCTCTTGGATGTATGATTCTTTTGGAATGTATGAAAGGAGTTGAACAGATACACGCAGATTATAAGTTTGAGAAGTTTCTCCCAGAAATGGCAGACGAAGCATCAAGAATTGTCGTTGCTCTAGATAAGATTAATGTAGGGGTTTATATTGGCGATCCAAAATACTTTCCAAGATATTTGAATGGGATTTATAAACCAGATTATAATAGGTTTTTCATTCGTAAAGATCTTCTAGATGATCCAAGAGCATTTTTAAGCACCCTCCGTCATGAGGGGTGGCATACAGTTCAAGATTGTATGGCAGGAGGTGTTGAGAATCCATTTATCGCTCAGGTTTATCACGATGATCAAATTCCAAATTGGGTAAAAGCAAGAGCAGATCAACTTTATGGTCTTGCGGGACAAGGTGCAGCAATTCCTTGGGAAGCGGATGCAATTTGGGCAGCAAATCAAAAAGGTGAAACTGCAAGAGGATTGGAAGCATGTGCAAATAAGACTCTTTATAAAGAATATCCTCCAACACCAAAAACAAAAGAATGGTTAATTGGTTGTGGATTTATGAAACCAGAAGGTAAATATTATCCATATCATGAGAACAAAAAGAAACAGGAGTGTATTCCTAAAAAATGAATGATTTTCCTTGGGGAGTTTGTACAATTCTTGGAGCAGGTTTAGTATTTACTGCTTGGTGCATTTACTATATACTAAGGTTGGCATATTTGGAGACAAAAGATGAACACAACATTACCGAAGGAAGTAATTCTAAGGGCAGTTAAGAACTGTGTTGCCGTCTATGCAGACGAAAATGACTTTATTGTAGACAAAAGTATTCCTGGTTATTGCATTCTTTCTATTGAAGGAACTAATGAAACCTCAGATTGGGCAACCAATTTAAAATTCTTATTCCGTAGTGAAGATACTCATAGAGGATTTAAAGATAATGCAACCAGAACCATTACAGAATTGGTTCTGAACTATGAGTCACTAGAGAAAGGTAGAAAACTGATTCTTTCTGGACACTCTCTTGGTGGAGCTACTGCTACTGTTGTTGCAGACCTCATGCTTAAAGCAGCACCAGATCTAGCAATCATTACCATTGGATCTCCTCGTCCAGGTGGTAGAAAACTCAAAGATAGATTGAAGAATGTAGAACATCTTCGTTTCGTTCACGGTAATGATGTTGTTCCAACTACACCACCTTGGATTAATGGATATACACATACTCATCCAGAAATCCATTTAGAAGATATTGATGACAAGAGATTTGATGGTGTTGAAGATCATAATGCTGTCTATTACTATAACGCAATTGAGAAGTTACTAAAATGAAAAACATCGCAGTAGTTTTTTCTACATTAAGTTTAGTTTTGAGTGGTGCCCTTTGTGTGGGTGCTTATGTTACCTACAAGAAAGCAGAAGCAATTCTCAACAACCCAGAAGATTTTGTGGGTGCTGTAGTGGAGAAGCAGGTTAGTAAAGCATTTGAAAAATTACCTATCCCTAACCTAAATACTGGGAAGTTTAAATTACCATTCTAATGGCTGATAAAGATCCGTATATCTATCGTATTAAACAAATTTTAAGAGTAATTGATGGCGACACTATTGACGCTGACATTGATTTGGGTTTTGATATCTCCCTTACTAAGCGAATTCGTCTTGCTGGTGTCGATACCCCAGAGAGCAGAACAGCTGATTCTAATGAAAAGAAATATGGTCTCGAAGCTAAAGAATGGCTTAAGCATAAAGTAGAGAATGCGGGACATATTCTCATCAAAACTGAACTTCCAGATAGTACTGAAAAGTATGGAAGAATTATTGGGCATTTGTTTGTGAACGACCAAGAGACCTCATTGAATAATCAAATGGTTATCGAGGGTTATGCTTGGACTTATGATGGAGGAACAAAGAAGAAAAACTTTGCTGAGTTAGATGCCAAACGTACCAGAAATTCCTGATATAAGATCAAATACTCCAAGGGTGGAGGTTCCAGTCATTCGTTCATTGGAACCTCCACCTATTCTTGTACCAATCAATAGGACACTTCCAAAACCTGTTGTGAATGTTCCTCTAGATGGTATTCCACAATATGAACCTATTGATGCTCCTACAACTGAAGAGTTTAGGAAAATGGTGAATCCTCAACAGGAACCAAAGAAAGAGGAAGAATATCAAGAAAAACCAAGATCACTTCCAGATACAAAACCATTTATACCCCCAGTACAAATAGTTACACAACAAGAAACTCAAACCATTGCACCACCACAGAGTAGTCTAGGTGTCCCAGAAATCAAAGTTCCGTTTATTGGTCCAGTTCCAATTCCTCCTAAAGAACAAGTTATTCTTGCTGGCACCACTGCTACTGCTGCTACTGCTGCGGCTATTATTGGCAAATCTGTGGTGGAATGGATGGTAAAAAAACTACAACCAATTATTAATCAGTTGTTTGTGAGGGCAAAGCAATTGTTGAACCGAGATCTGACGCCTTATGAGACTCAACTACTTTTTGCTGCCGAATTGGATAAGAAGACTTTGAAACTTTTGAAGAAGGAACAGAAGGTTGAGAAATTACGCCAGAAGAAGGCATTTGTTGAATCACTACAACATCCGCACATATCTTTGCGTAAGGAGAAGAAGGAATAAAAAAGATACCTGCTTTCTTTGCTTCTCCACATTTCAATAATCTTACAAGTTCAAAATCTAATCTTGATTTATCAGTTTCTGCCTGTTGTCTAGCAGTCCAAGTATCTGCAGCAGTTTTGCATCTTGCCTGCAATCCACCATCTAAAGGAAATGATAGAGTAGCAGATAGTCCATAGTTATTTGAGAAGGTATCTTTTTGCCCTGTTCTTTCTAATCCATTTATACCTGTGGTTGGATCATTATCCACATCTGCATATGCTTCAAAAGGTCTTGAACCACTTTTGGATGTGGTCATAAATGGGGTGAGATTGAATGTTGGTCCCTGACAACTTACTCCACCACCATATGTGTTGGTAATATAAGGACCTTGTAGAACTTGGACTGCCTGATTAGTTACACTTCCTGTTGATGTTGCCTGAGGATTTGCAACAGCAGTTACAGGAGTATCTCCTGCCGATGCTGGCATAATAAATATTAAACCAAGTAAAAGGAAGTAACGACATTTCATTGTGTGAATACTGACATTGAATCAGTAACAGATTGAATTGTTGTTGTTCTATTGACTGTAGTATCTTTAATTAATCCAGGACCAGAATAAGTTTCTGAAAATTGAAATGGTTCTCCTTGATTAATGATACTATAAGAAGTGCCAAGAGTTGGAGTTCCTGGAACATTTACATTTGTACCTGTAACTGTATAACTAAATCCAGTTTGAAAGTCTTGTTGCCTAATGCTTTCATTTACTGTTGTTGTTGATTCAGTATGAGAAGTTACAGTACCACTCGTAAAGTTTGGCGTGACTGGCGCTGCTAGGGAGGGTAAAGAAAACCCTAGCAGACAAATGCCTGCTAGGATATATCTCATTTGAATACGCTCAGTTCTACACTACGCTGACCAATAGCAGTGGTTCCAGCACCACCAGCAGTAACTGTAAGAGCACCTGTAGAAGTATCAATTGTGCCTGCAAGAGTTCCTTTATCACCTGCTGCTTGTGTGGTATTTTTACCATACAAAGTTGGTGAAGAAATTGCACCATTAGTAACTGTCTGTGATGAAACAGTGCTGTCTCCAACAGTTAGTGATTCTGCAAATGAGAATGCTTCTCCAGCATTAGTAAGACCAAATGCTGTGCTTGGAGTTGATCTTGTTGCTGCTGCACTTGATGTGCCACCAGTCAATCCGAAACCTGCTCCACTGATATTAGTTCCACCAACTGCGTAGGAACTACCAATTCTTTCTGTTTGTACCGCTGCACCCTGTACTGTTAATTGAACGGAATCAGTGATTCTTGATGTAATTTCACCTGCAAAAACAGGAGTAGTT